GATGACGTTAACTGCTTCTGTATCCGGCACCAGCACCATCTGCTCGATCCAGCCGGTGGTGGCGCTGAGGATGGATGTTTTTGCGCCATATTCCAGCTTGTACACCTGGCAGGTGTGCACGTCAATGAAAACGGTTCCGGATACATCCTTGATCTCCAGGGTTACGCCGTTCACTGTCAGGGTCACGTCCCCGGTACCGGTCAGCTCGATGAGCGGCTCAGAATACATGGTGCCGATCGTCTGCAACTGCGCCGGAGAGGATGTCAGCTCCACCGGGTCGTTGGCGATGGCGTAGGCGAAGGGGGCACACTGGAAACGCACTGTAATGGCTCGGTAAACGCCGTTTAAACGGGATACAGAAACCGTATCACAGGCATAGGCGGTGTACCGTTTGGCCGGGTCATCGCTGGTGATCAGGTCGCCTGATCCGGTCAGCCATGCCAGAATGGAGCGAATGTCCGCATTCCTGCCAATCTCCATCTTAATTGTAATGGGAAGAAACGACCTCCCGGTCTGCAGGTGCATCATCGGCTCCGGTCGTCCGGGAACATGCAGTGCGTCATAGGGATCCGCCTGCCGGGACGGCAGATCCATGGACAGGATCTGCACCCCTTGCTTTGCGCTGTTTTTCTCCTTGAAAATGAAATAGGCTGCCATGTTATCCTCCCTTCGCAGCGTCCTCCTGGTCCTTGATTCGTGCCAATTCCTCTGCGATTTCCCGGGCGTCCTGTGCGTTGCTTGCCTGGGTATAGATGTTGTACGTGTTGTCCGTCTGCACCACAGAGCTGCTGTGGCTGTGGTCATCGTGGATCACGTCCCCGTACTGGGGGCGGTATGCGGCAGAAACATCGCTGTTCACAGTGGCCACCATGTCGTCCATAGCTGCTACTGCATCGTCTGTCACTGTGCCCATTTCCTCCTCGAACCCTACCCCAATGCCGGCGGCAATGTTGACGCCCACCCGGTCACGCATCAGGCGTGAGGGGGAGTGAATGCCGAAAAAGTCCGTGATGCCATCCACCAGCCCGGTGACCGTCTCCTTTGCGCCCTCCCACAGGTTTTTCCCGGCGTCGATCAGTCCGTTTTTGATACCGTCAATAATGTTGGATCCGATTTCTGACCAGTCGTGATCCAGGAATTCATCCTTTAATTTCGTCAATATTTCCGGAATATTCTGCGTCAGCTGTCCAATGCAATCCAGCAATCCCGTCCCGATAGCCAGCATGATCTCAAAGCATGCAGTGATTAACAGAGGAAGGTTATCGATGATAGCCTCCACAATGGCGCTTACAATTTCCGGGATGTATCCGATCAGATCCGGGATCGCATCGATCAGCCCCAGCGCCAGCGCCAGAATGATCTGGACGGCAGCAGTCAGCAGCTCCGGGAGGTTCTCCAGCAGCCCGTCCACAATGGCAAAAATGCATTCCACTGCTACCGGAATCAGATCCGGGATCATTTCAGTGATGCCGTCGATCAGGGCGATCAGGATTTCAATGCCGGCTGCCAGGATTGTCTGGATATTATCCTGGATCGCCTGCAGGATGGTCATGATGCCCTCCTTGGCTGCCGGGATCAGTTCAGGCATGGATTGGGCAATGCCATCGATCAGGGCGGCGATGATCTCGATCCCGGCAACGATCAGCTCCGGGATCACCTGAATGAATGACGAAATCAGCGCCATGCCGATTTCAATGGCAGCGTCTACGATTGCGTCGATATTGTCCAGCAATGCCCCGATCAGGGATTCCAGCAGGCTGATACCCACATTCACGAATTCCGGCAGCAGCTCCACGGCAGAATCGATGAGAATGATCCCCATCTGGGCGACTGCGTCCGCCAGTCCGTCTGCGTTACTCAGGGCGGATGTGACTGCGCCGATGGCATCTGCGCCCATCTGGGCGAATTGGGGCAGCAGATCCGGCAGCATGTCCACCGCAGTGCTGATCAGCACGTTGAGTCCGTTGACCACGTTGGGCAGGGTTTCCTCGATCCGGGGGATGATATTCTCCCCGGCGGTCACCACGCTGTTGACCAGATTTTCCGTCAGCTGCCCGAAATCCTGGCTGTTGTCGGCAAGACCGGTCACCCAGTTTGTCCAGGCGGATTTGGCGGCATTCACCGAACCCTGGATGGTAGTGGATGCTTCCTTGGCGGTGGTGCCGGTGATGTCCATTTCCGTCTGGATCACATGGATGGCATCCACGATGTCCGAGAACGATTCAACGTTGTACTTCACGCCGGAGATCTTCTGCGCATCCGCCAGCAGCCGCTCCATTTCCTTTTTGGTGCCGCCGTAGCCCAGCTTGAGGTTGTCCAGCATGGTGTAATTCTGTTTTGCGAACCCCTGGTAGGCGTTCTGGATGGATGCCATGTCCGTGCCCATTTTGTTGGCATTGTCGGACATGTCCACGATTGCCATATTGGCCTTGTCCGCCGCTTCTGCCGTGTCGCCGCCCAGGGATTGGAGCAGGGACGCAGAGAATGATGTGACCGTTTCCATGTAGGCGTTGGCGGACAGCCCGGCGGTTTCAAAGGCTGCGTTGGCATAGTCCATGACTGTGTCAGCGCTGTCCTTGAACAGGGTCTCCACGCCGCCCACCAGCTGCTCATAGTCTGCATAGTTTTCTACGGCGGTTTTGGTCAGTCCGACTACCGCAGCTCCGGCAGCTGCATAGGCTGCTGCGAATGCACCTGCCACCGCCTTGCAGCCGTCCGCTGCCAGGGATCCGATCTTATCAATGCCGCCCTGGAACCCCTTGCTGTCCACGGCGGTGTCAAATTTCAATGAACCATCAAACGCCACACCAATCCCTCCTTATGGCGGATTGTGCGGCGCTATGGCTCAATGCACTATCTTTCCGGTATTCCTTTTTTGATTTTTACTTCCACTTCTCTGCCGCATCCTCTGCGGCATTTGACGAACACGCCGCTGCATGTGGCGGTATTGTCGTAAAGAATCAGCTTCGCCCCGCAGTTGGGGCACCGGAGCCAATCTCGCCGAATAGGCGGAATGACAATATTCCGCATCTTATCACCCCCTACAGAAACGCGTCTGCAATTTCCTCATCGTCACATTCGTATTCAATGGCGATCTCCGCCTGGATCCGCCGTACCCGGTCCCGTTCCGCATCATCCCGGATCCGGGTGGGATCCGCCGCCCGGTATGCCATGCGTTTTTTCAGCGGGCAGTCCTCCGGCAGCGCCTGCATCAGACTGCGGAACTCCCAATAGTGCAGATGGTCGATCCGGATCAGATCCATGCCGTAGCACTGGCGGAATGCCCCCAGAATGTAGGCTGCGTCCTGGCTGTAGGACAACACCGGCCGGGTCGGCCTGCCTCCCATGCGTCGCTGCTGCCGCCCGGTCAGCAGGGGTTCTGCGGTGAAGAACCATTTCAGGGCACGCAGCGCCTTGGTGGCATCCGGCGGTCTGGCGTCCGGATACCACTGCATGGCTGCTGCTACCTTGTTCTGCTGGGATATGCCCGGATCCAGAACCAGATCCGCAAATGCGATCCAGTCCCGGAAATCTGTGGCCACCGGATAGTCCACCCCATCCACCTGCACACATTCGGGCAATGGATCAAACAGTAAATTGATCATTTCTGCCGCCTCCGCTGGGCACGGTTCTGGGGCAGATACCGGGCGATCTGCGCCCGGGCGGCATCCCGGGCTTCCCGCTGGGCAGACACAAACGCCAGAAAGGATGCGTAAACCGTCTCGCATTCCTTGGCGCTGTATTTCTTGCTGTGGATCTTTTCGGCAGTGCCGTCTCCGAAGATGCAGTCATACATGCTGTAGAACGTGGTGCAGTATGCCCTGGTGATCTCGGATGCAGTTCCGTCCTTGGGGATCTGCTTTGCCGCCTCCCCCATTTGCTGGAACGCCTGCTCGTAGCGTTCCAGATCGCCGATGTCGTCAATGTCCAGCACCAGGGTGGTGCCGTTGATTTCCCACTTTGTCAGATCTTCCTGGCTCATTGGCTCTCCTCCTTAAAAAAACTGCGGGCACATTACGTGTCCGCAGTGAATGTGACGGTTTTCCAATCATCGGTGGATGTGACCTCGCCGAATACCTGTGGCCCCCGGCATTTGAAATCGCCGGCTCTTGTATATGCCTCCACCTTGTCGCCCTCGCCGTTGGGGATGACGGCATAGGAACGCTTGACCGCCCGCTTGGAGCCGCTGGTTTCTCCCTCCTGATCCAGGAATACCACAATGATCTCCCGGACAGCGTCCTCTCCCAGCTGCTCCTCATCGGCGATGTTGGCAATGTCCGCATGCACGGTGTTGCCGACTTCCTCATCAAACGCATAGGAGATGGATTCCGCATACCCCACTACATCCTCGATGGCGGCATCCTCATCCACATACTGGCGGCTGTAGGTTTTCGGGTTTTTGGATTTGCTCAGAGACGTGAATTTGGTCATCCGGGTATATGTGGTTGTCCCGGGTTCCGCAGCGGGCACCCCGTAGTACGCCCGTCGCTGGGATCGTTTCACCAGTTTTCCCATGGTTATTCCTCCTTTGTGTACAGTAATCTGCACTGGATTTGATATCGTGCATTGTGGTTGGTGTCCTCCAGCAGCACATAGCCGCCGGTGGTGGGTTCTATGGTCTGGGCGGTGCAGCCCGCCGGCAGCCGTGGCAGGATGTCTGCATCATTGTTCTGGCGCAGCCATTCTGCAAACTGCTCGTAGAACTGGCTGTTTGCCAGGTTCTGCACCGTGTCCGTGCCGTATGCCTCCCGGGATGCAAACACGAACAGGTACTGCCACAGGCCGCCGCCGTCCGTGTACTGGGTGTACACCGGGTCGCAGGGGACGGATTCCACCACGTATTCAATGGGATTCGCCCCCAGATAATCCAGGTTCAGCCGCCCATCCTCCAACAGAGGGCAGCCCGCCACATAGTCAACGATGGCTTCAATAATGGACTTCATTTCAGCTTGCCTCCCGATTTCTCCCGGATCTCATCCTTGTGATCGGCTTTCATCCTCTCGAACCAGTACTTGCCCCGCATGCCACCATTCTGGGTGCCCTCCCGGCCACGTCCGGCGTTAGTGTAATAGTTCTGCCGTGCATAGGGTGCGATGTATTTCACTACACCCTCCCCGACGACGGTGCCCAGGATGCCGGATTTTTTCAGCATACCGGTGCGCATGGGCACATATGGATCCGATTGGCGCAGCACCTCGCTGTCCACCATCTTCTGTACGGCGTCAAACTGCTCACCCCGGCGCTTGGAAAAATCCTCGCTCCAGGTCAGCTTTGCCTTTCCGGATTTTGAAACGGACACCACCCCTCTGGGGGTCTTGATCTCCATTGCCATGCCGTCACCCCTTTACGCAGAAATGTTGCAGATCTGAACTGCCGTACCGATTGTCCTCACAGGATAGAATGGTATAGGCATCATCGTACTTTTGCAGCAGTGCAGCCACAGTGGTGTTGGCATCGATGTCCTCCCGGATCAGTCCCCGGATGATCAGGTCACCGGGCGCAAGGGTGTATGCGCCGGATGGATCCGACGCATAGTCCTTGGGCGGCTTGTAGGGCTTTTCACATGCATCCGCCGGGATGTACACGGTCACATTATTCGCCGTGATATCCCCCTTGTCCCCGTGCCGGTGGGCATGGCTGCCGTCCCAGAACACTCCCCGGATCTGAGTGCGCACCCAGGTATCCCGGCGGTTTTTCCGATCTAACTGCCGGTTGTAGACCGTACAGTCTGCGTTGGTGTACATCATTCCACCCCCCGGAACATCAGTCCGTACCGGGACAGATACATGTACGCCAGCTCGTACCGCCGTTTCTGCCGGGCAGTCTGGTTGGTGCTGCTGTCGGCATAGGACACGGAATAGTCGCCCACCTTTTCGGCGGTCTTGCCGTCCCGCTGTTCCTGCTTCTGGATCAGATCCGCCATGGCACAGCAGCACATTTTTACCGCCCTGCCGGTGGTATCGTCCGCCAGAATATCCTCCGTAATGCGGTCGTGGGTCACAGACGCCAGGTATTCCGACGCCCGGGCGGCCGCAAAGGTGTACTCCTCCTCGGACAGCTTACCCCCGTACAAGGTGCGGTAGTAATCATAGTCAGCGTACATGTTTGTCACCTCCGACTACTTGATCTTGTCCGCCGCTGCCGTGACATAGGTCACAGCCACCACCTTGGAACTGGACAGGTTGACGATCTCGATCACGTCGCCCACGCTGACGGCAATTTCAGTTGTGCCGGAGGTCAGCGCCGTCCCGCTGTAGCTGCCGGAGGTCTGGTTGTAGGTTGCCCGGGCAGTGGGGTTTACCTTGTAGGCATAGGTTGTGCCGGTGTTTCCTGCGCTGATGGTGGCGATGGTGGTGCCCTCAGTGCTGCCCTTTGCCAGGGTGGCGGTCAGACTGCCCGGTGCATATACATTCTGGATCGCCTTGGGACGCAGTACCTTGTGGGCATAAACCATGCGGCCGTTGACCCAGCTTGCGCCGATGTGCTTGCCGTCCTTCAGATCCTCCAGCTTGACCGGTACGGAAAACTCCTTGACCCGGGCTGCAAACCGGGGATGCCCGGCGATAAACATCAGGCCGGCGGTGTCGTCATTGAACTCGTACACCGTAAACCCGGCGATCTTGCCCACAGCGCCAGTCTGCTTGATCTGATCGCCAAGACCGGAAGCCCCCACAAAATGATCCTTGTCCTTCAGCAGCATGGCATAGAAGTCCGGCGTGGCAAGCAGATATCTGCCATCCGTGGGCACATTGGCTTTGCTCATTGCCCGCCGCACGTCCACGATCAGGTCATAGGCGCTGGATGCGTCCACGCTGGCTGCATTGTATGCGGTGCCCTCTGCCAGCAGCACGGTCGCACCGTCGGTATCAACGGTTTTGGCAAGAGAATAGCCTGCACTGTCCAGCCGATCCGCCACCAGATTGGCAGGTACGGCTTCGGCGTCATAGCCGTCAATGATTTCTCCCACAGCCTTGTCCTTGTTGATGGTCAGGGTCTGATAGGTGGTGGTGCCGTTGGTGGCGGTGATGCCGGCAGCCTTGTCGTAATCCGACACCTGCACCTCCGTATCCCGTACCGGGATCTTGACGGATCCGGCGCTGGGCTTGCCTTCGTAGTCGTTGTTGAAAACTACGCCGTCCTTCAGCACCAGGCTGTCCCGCAGCTTTGCGAGAACCAGGTCAGAGTAGCGTTCCTGCTGTTCGTGTGCCATATTGATTCCTCCTTAGTCTCTCGGCGCAAGGCCGGGGTTCTTGGCGTAAAATGCTGCCTCTACGCTGTTGGCAGCCGGTTCATGGTGCATGGTGGATGCCACCACACGGGCTTCCGGCTTGGTATCCAGGAATGCGCCCGGGTGGCTCTCCCGGAACTTGTTGACGATATCGTCGCCGCCGATGAGCTTGCCCGCGTCATCAAACTGCAAGCCTGCATCCGTCAGCTGCTTGGTGACATGCGCCTCGTACACGTCGTCCCGGAGACCCAGCCCCTTCACATAGCCCTCCAGCTTGTGCTTGTGCTGCATAGCGGTCTTGTCCGCTTCTGCGGCTTCGTACTTAGTTTTCCAGTCCTCCGCAGCAGCCTTGATGCTGTCGATGTCCATTTCCCTGAACCCGGCGATCTGCTTGTTGGCTTCCTCCAGCTGCGCCTGGATCCCGGCGGTTTCGTCTGCGGCAGCCTTGACCTCTGTCGCTGCCTGGGTGATGATCTGGTCGGCAATGTCGTCTGCAATGCCCAGATCCGTCAGAAACTGTTTTTCCAT